TGACTTCTTCCATAGTTTTATTCACGTCGTCATACAGGACTTTGTGAAACATAGGAAATGGATTTTGTATGAACGTCAGCTCACGCGACTCTGTGTCAAATATATGAAAGCCACGGGGATCGTTATAATCCGACCAAGTCATTTCATACGGTGCACCAAGATAGTTGATATTACCTTTGGTGGATTTGTGATGGAAGTGACCTGACATTACAACGTCAAACTTATCAAATAGTTTCGAGTCGAAGCCATGGTCGTTGCCAACAACACCCTTATACATTTCGAAGCCAGCCAACTCTAGGTGACCGATTAGGACTTGAGCGGGAGTATCGTTGATGAAGTCCATAGACGACTGATAATTACCAGAACATATCCAAGGTAGGAACGCTACGTCGAGTCCATCAAAGTTAAGAGTCTTGGCTTCAGACACGATATGCATATTTTCGTAGTCAGCGAACAGCAACTCCATCGTATTGACTTCGTTGGTGTTCTTATAATATGCAGTGTGATTACCCACGATAGTATAAAGCTGAATGTTACGTGTACGCAGTTCATCGAACCACATATCCTTGGCAGCTTTAAGTGAGTGGAAGTTAATATACTTACGACGGTCGAATGTGTCACCGCCATCCCAGACAACTTTAATATCGTTAGCGTCTATGTATGGCAAAACTACCTCGCGATAGAATTTCGCTTGGTAGTCATAAAAGGCGACGTTGTCATTGCGAACACCGAAGTGTTGGTCAGTTAAAATAGCAATTTTCATTATAAGATATTATACCCTATTCAGGGTCATTAGTAAAAGATTCGGTGAGAATCGTGTCAATGGACTTTTTGACCTTTGCAGTCTTGGCTTTCTTTTTCTCTTCGATCTTGTCTTCGAAGTTCTTCACGAAATCATTAATGTAGTCGGTATCTTCCATTACTGATACATCGAAATCTTCACCAGAGTTTCCTTCTTGTAGGTGATGCATTGCGCCATCGACCATCTGTTGGTGATATACTTTATGTTTGACGTAGACCTGTTTCTTTTCTTTTTGGATTCTACGCAGGAACGCATAGTAGATAATCTGAGTAAAGTAAGAGAATGGATTGTTGGATTTATCAGGATTGAAGTTATCGAAATAAGTGATGCAGTTTTCTAGACCATCAGCAATCATCTCATCGCGGTACGAGTAGTTGATGAAGTTGGGTCTATATGATAACTTGTTCGCGATCTTATAAAGACACTCACCAATATACTTTGGTATCTGTGGTTTCGGTAAACCCTGCTCCGCAGCTTCGCGACAGGCTTGTTTGTAGTCCTTCATCGCTGCATAGAATTCGATGTTACTTACATAGTGATTTGATTTTGGTGGGGCTGGCTGTTTCATTTAATTCCTTTTATCATTCACCTATTATATTACTTTTGTTGCCATTAGTAAAATTACTTTACTAATTACCAGTTTAACAGTATAATATTAGGTGTACTCCCGTTGATATATTAATGCACGGAGTTATTAGAAGTTGGTAGCTTAAACGTCACAACGTTATCTTCGATTTCATCATCCAGTTCATCTGGAAGTTCACCCTCTTGAGCCTTGACCCCGAGGATATCATCTTCAAGAAGCTCATCATATATCTTAGCATACTTCTCTACGAAGTTAGTGTAATAGCCAATAATCTTTTCATTTGGCTTACTCATAGCAACGATCTTTGGCTTCATAATAGCAACCAAATTATTCTTACTGAATGGCATCATCTTTGTTGTTGAAACAGAAGTGGTTCCCATAGCATTTGGCTGTAATCGAATACTGATAGGATAACCTATGATGATTTCTCCCTCGGTTTCGTTTTTCAATTCGCCGACAATAAAATTATCGGAATCACTTAGCTTCATTAGTATAAACATATTTTTCATAATTAAATCTCAATTGGGTAAATCTTATATTGGAATTGTTCGTCGGTGTAAATCTTAATACGCTCGGCGAAATGATTCATTGTGTGGTTGGTCCACGATTTGGTTCTCAGGTCATCAGAGATGTCATAGAGAACCGCTTCTTCTTTATCATCACCAAGACGAAGACCACGACCGATAGATTGTAGTGTACGAATCATCGACTTGGTAGGAGAAGAGAATACTATATTATGTAGGTTACGAATATTTACCCCTGTGGAGAACGTACCATACGACGCGATAATGATAGCGTCTTTTTCTTTCTCAACGATCTGACGAATAGCTTCGCGATCCTCGCCGTCTACGCCACCATGTACGAAGAATACATGACGCTTGTCATGGGCTTTATCTTTTATCTGCTTGTATAAATCTTTACCATGCTTATCAACGTATTGAAATAGTACCAGCGTGTTACCCTCGAGTGAGAGAGTCAGTTTGCTAATAAACTTATTACGTCCATCATGACGCACCAAATAATCCATCTCCTCTTGGTAAGTCTTTCGTGCCATCAGTTTCTTTTCAGCATCTGAGTGCTTCAAAACCAGACACTTAATCTTGAATGCTGAGAGATGATTATCTTCAATCAGTTTGGCGGTCGTAGTGACTTTCTTTACTGCACCAAATAACCCTTCAAGAACTAGCTTGTGAGTCTGTGTACCATCTAGCGTACCAGTAAACCCGAAGCGATACTTGCATTCGTTCAGCTTCTCCATAATTGAAGCAAGTGACTTAGCTTTGAATAAATGCGCTTCGTCGCCTATTACAACACCGAACTGCTCAAACCAGCTTTTTGGTAGTTTGTAAATTGACTGCCATGTAGTAATAACGACCGGAGCATCTGATTCTTTTTCTTTACCTGACATAATGATGTGTATGTCTTTCTCATCGCAACCATAGCCAACGAAGTCAGATTGCATCTGATAGACGAGCGAAGTAGTAGGAACGATGATTAGTTTGCGCTGTTTCTTGAACCACCTGCTTACCATATAGATGATGAGCGACTTACCAGAAGCAGTAGGTGAAAGCATCATGCCTCTATGGTTTCTTACTGCGTGCATAAATGCATCGACCTGATACTGACGTGGGTTGAATGGTAGTTTCAACGAAGTGATAAACTTATCAAAGTCCTCGTCGGTTTCGTCGCTTGTTACGTGCAAGTCTTTATGTATTTCTATTTCGTAGTCGCGGTCTTGTGCGAACTTTACGATGTAAGGAATCAACCCTTTATAGATCGACTTAGTCATTAGGTTGGCTAATCTTATTTTACCATCCCAGACTTTGTTACGAACAGCTGGCATAAACTGAGCACCTGGAACCATGAACGTAAAGTGGTCTGACAATTCCTGCGCAAGCCATGCCTCGCAGTTGAATCGAATGAACGCTTCGTCGATTGGTTCTAAGGTAATCTTACTCATTACATGCCAGTCTTAAACTTTTCCCAGTCGATAGCTGACTTGATATTATAGCCACGACCATTTAGTGATTTGATGATTGACTCTAGCACGTCAACTTTCTCTTGTTGAACGGCGATCTTTAATGTACTTTTGATTATGTCTGAGTCTGAGTCAATATGCATCGGTAGTTCCGACTTCATAATCTTTAGATAGTTAGGTTGCCAGCCAAGTTCTTTTAGACGGTCTGGTTCCATGATTCCGTTGAACCATTCAGCTTTATCTTTGTAAAGTTGCTTGTGCTCGGTCTCCATCTTCTTGAGCAGTAGACGCTCATTAGAGAAGATGCGATAATAGTTGTAGTGGAGTTTTGCGATTCTCAGCGATTCCTTACCAAGTTCGGTACGATCGATGTCGCTGTCTTTAGCCCACATTTCAAAGATTTCTTCAAGTTTCATGATATATCCATAGATGGAGAGTACTCCATCATATTATACGCTACAATAGCGAATTAGTAAAATTATGCGTCTTCTAGTTTGAACGACTGGAATCTAAATGTAGCAGTCGCTTCGAGATACTCTACGTCAGCCAATTGTGAATTAAATTCTAAATCAGAAATAGAACTAGGAAACATGTTAGCAAATGTCACAAGTATATTTGGATTCATCGCAGAAGTTAAAATACCAAGCAAACCATCAGAGTAAATACCAGCTCCGCTAGTTTTTTCTGCAGCAGCAATCGACGAATATGATTCAAATCCATCTACGCGACCGAGAGCATTCATCCAACCATAAATCTCTTTATAGTTTTTCATGTCTTCGTCGACCTTAAATGTAACTTGTAGTTCGCTAAACTGCAATCTTCCTGGTCTAGGAATAGTAATAAACGGAGTAGGTGTTTCTGCTGTACCTAATGATACACCAGGAAGTGTAACTCTAGTTACAAAGAAGTTGACAGTCGGCAATCTCTTTACGGAAAATGTAAAGCCGAGAGGTGACAGAAAGTTTTTATTTGTAGGTTCGTTTACGACGCTCATAGTAGTTTCCCAGATAGCACCTATTATTTAGGTAACAAAAAAGCCACCCGAAGGTGGCTTTTGAGTTTGTAACAACCAAGATTACATTAGGTTGTCTACGATGAGACGACGGTAGTAAACGTTGGAGTCTTGGATCAATGTA